TATGAAAATGGTCAAGATGCAGACCCTAATATATTGAAAGCTGATACTTTCGATATATCTCAGCAACAATTCATTCGCACGCTACAGATGCTAAGTGATGATGGCTACATTAAAGGACTTACGTTCTCACCGGTGTTAGATGGTGGCATATTGTTAGGAAATAGAAAAAGTACGGTTATAACAAGTGATGGATTGCAGTATCTTGCAGAAAACTCAATGATGCAGAAAGCATATAGAATTTTTAAAGAAGTCAGAGATTGGCTTCCACTGATTAAATAAAATTTAAAGCAGCCTAACAGCTGCTTTTTATTTTGCCCCAAGCATGGCGTAAAAAGGCTTATTTTTTATACCTTGAAAGTAGTCGCCCCACGTAAAAGATCGCGAGAAAGGAAATAAGATGAAACATGAAGAATTAAAGAAATTAGATTTAAACGATGAACAGATTGACAAGGTCATGGGTCTGCATGGTGCTGAAGTTGAGGCAATGAAAGCTAAGACAGATGAGCTAGGCAAGACCAATGAGTCGCTACAGAGCCAGATTGCAGAGCGTGATAAAGATTTAAAGGCGTTAAAAAAGCAAGCTGGAGATAACGAAGAACTGAGTAATCAATTCAAAGAATTGCAATCCAAGTATAAGCAAGACACTGAGAACCTGAGTAAGGAATTAAAGCAGACCAAGCTAAACAGTGCAGTCGATACAGCCTTAGCTGGTGCCAAGGTGCGCAATACAAAGGCCGCTAAAGCTCTCTTGAATATGGACGAAGTCAAGTTAAACGACAAAGGAGAACTTGAAGGACTAGACAACCAAATTAGTTCATTGCAAAAATCTGATAGTTACCTATTTGATCAGGGTCAGAAAGAGCCTTATCAACCACAAGGTGGAGGAGCTAAGACTGACCCTGATTTGGTAGCAACTATGACAAATATATTTAAAGGAGAAGATAAATAATGCCAGCAACAATTAATTATGCAGAAGCATATCAACAAGCAATTCAACAAGGATTTTATGATGGTCATCTTTATACAGCACCATTATGGAATTCACCATCAAATTCAATGATTACGTTTGATGGCGCCAAACACATTAAATTACCAAGATTAACTATTTTAGAAGGCCGCAAAGACCGAGCAAGACGGACTATTACGGACATTACGCCAAACTACAGTAACGATTGGGATACTTATGAATTAAAGAATGAACGTTACTGGAGTACTTTAGTTGACCCATCAGACGTTGATGAATCAAATTATGTTATTTCAATGGCTAACATTACTCGTCAATTTAACTTAGACGAAAAGATGCCTGAAATGGACAAATACATGTTTAGCAAGCTGTTTTTAGAAAAACAAACTAAAGATAGTGGCAAGGGAATTACTAATAATACGCTTGATGAGAAGAACATTTTAACGGCATTTGACAATATGATGGTTGATTTTGATGAAGCGCGTATTCCAAACCAAAACCGTTATCTGTACGTAACTCCCAAGATTAACGCAATTTTGAAGCGTGCTGAGGCACTGAATCGTGGCTTAACATTAAAAGACCCTAACAGCATTCAACGGACAGTTTACAGCTTAGATGATGTAACGATTGTGGTTATTCCATCTGATTTAATGCAGACCGCATATGACTTTACTGTTGGTGCTAAGACAATTGACTCAGCTAAACAAATTGAAATGATGTTAATTTACAACGGTGTTCAAATTGCTCCGGAAAAGTATAGTTTTGCAGGTTTTGACCAACCAAGTGCAGCTTCAAGCGGTAACTATCTCTACTATGAGCAATCATACAACGATGTTTTACTGCTTAATACCAAAACAGCAGGTATTCAATTCGTGATTGCTGATAAGCCAGTACAACAGGGTGTTAGTGGTCAAACACTAGAAGATGATAGCCAAAGTACTAAAACTGCCAAAAGTGGGAAGTAAAAATGAATGATGAACGCAAACAAAAAATTAAAGATAAGGTCACCCAATTGCTTGGTGACAAGGTTAATGCCGACATAGTGAGTTTTAGCCTAGATCGAGTGATTCAATCAGTGGCCAACTACACCAACATTCCGATTGAGGAACTACCACCTGACATTGACACTACGATTACCGCAATGTGTGTGCAATTAGTTCAGACACACAATTGGACAAATGGCAATAGTGACACAGTCAACTCAATTAGTGAAGGCGATGTATCAGTTAATTTTGGCTCACCAGCTGAAATATATGCTAAAGTACAACAGTTAAATCCGATTACAGACGATTTCTTTGTAGATTTGAACCATTTTAGGAGACTGCAATGGTAATTGATGCATTTAACAAGTTAAAGGACATTGCTCCTAAGTTATGGACTGATAAGGTGACCATAAAAACCACCAAGAAAGTGGTTAATGAACATCATATAACCACAAGCGAGCCTGTGACGATTGTTTCCGATGAGCCAGCTAAGGTTATCCTCAAAGGATTAAAAAGTGGTGAACAGTCGTTTTTTGGCACAGATGAGTATGATGCGACTTTGTTAATCAGAACTGGGTTATACATTCCAGCAGGAGCAACAATTGAAGTGACTGATATCAATGGCAAGGTTATCAAGTACAAGCGTTCAAGTAAGGGATATTCGGGCTATGTTAGTCATCAAGAAGTAGCAATGACAAGGGACGAAAAAGCATGAGTGCATTTGGGAGTTTTGATGATGAAGAGTTTCAAGAATTTGCTAAACATGTTAATGCAGTAGTTTCTGGTGGAGAGTTAAAAAATGAAGTAAAAAAGAGTGTAAAAAATGTTGGGGAGACTTATAAACGTAATGCCCAAGCAAACACACCAGTTAAAACTGGCGATCTAAGACGCAGTTGGCAACTCAAAGGACCATTCTTTTCCGATTCAGACATAACAGTCGAATTGCGTAATAGTAAAAATTATGCTTCGTTTGTGGAGAATGGTCACCGGCAAAAAGTAGGACAGTACGTGCCAGTAATTGGCAAGCGACTAAAAGCTAGTTGGGTACCAGGTCAGCACTTTTTACAAAAAGCAACGGACCAAACAAGTGGCCAAATGCCACAGCTATTAACACCGATTGTTTGGGATATGATGAGGAGGTTGATGGATGATTGACAATAATTGAACGTGTTGCTGACGAGATTGCACGGATATTTCCAAATGCAATAATTTACACTGAAAATCAAGCAGATGGTTTTAGCGAGCCGTCTTTTTTTATTGAGAAAATCAGTATAATCGCTACTCCAGAATTGTTTGATAGACAGATGCGTAAGCAAAGCTTTCAAGTTATCTACTTTCCTAATCCAAACAATCCTAAGACTGATATGGAACGTGTCGAAGATTACTTGCTAAGCGGATTGGTAGAACTAAAAGACTATGCGCCCCTTAGAAACATTGAAGTGCAACAACAAGAAGACAATACGCTAATTTATAAATTTGAAATTTGGGGGCGTTTCTACCCTGATAAAAAAGACGAAGTAAAGTTACAAAATGAAAAATTGAAAGGACAAATTAAATGAGTTGGAAAACACAAAACAAACGCCGACCAGGTGCCTATATCAATGTTGTTGGTAAGGGTAAAGATAATACTGGCGCTGAAATTGGACGCACACTATTACCGATCAGTACAGAACTTAACTGGGGAGCAAAGGGAATTATCAAATTAACTCATGAATCTAATTTTAAAGCTTTGTTAGGTCATGACCTTAATGAGTCAGAGTTGCAGACTCTACATGAAGTGCTAAAAGGAGCCGATACAGTACTTTTACTTAATAACAATGATGGACAACCTGCTTCTAAAGTAGACCCTGCCTTACCATGGACGATTACAGCTATTTATCCAGGTACTAAAGGCAATAAATTACATATCTCTGTGCAAAAACAAGACAGCAAAGTTACAGTATCAACTCTATTTGGCACAAAATTGGTTGATCAACAAGTTATTGACGTTGATAAGCCAGAAAAGCTAATGGACAATGATTATGTGAAATTCAAGGTAAATGGTGAATTGGCTCCACAGCCTAGCCCACAAGATGATAGTTCGGGGAACAATACGCCAACGGTTATGTTATCTAAACTAGAGCAATTGCAAAATCCTATAACTGTTGATTTAACAGGTGGCACAACGGTACCAGTACAAATGACTGAATTGCTTAATGATGCATTAGAAACTGAAGACTATGACGTAGCCACTACGGCAGGTTTTCCAGTCGATAGTCCATTGCATAAACAATTAGTGGAAGAAATTAAGCATTTACGTGAGGACAACGATATAAAAGTACGTGGTGTTGTCCCAGTAACAACTGACATAGTTAATTATGAAGGTGTTTCCACGGTTGCAAACGGAGTTGTTCTTGGAGATGGTACAGAATTAGATGCCACAGTAGCAGCCGGTTATTTTGCAGGCACATCAAGTTCAGCAACGGCTGCCAAATCACTCACTTATGTAGAATATCCAGATGCTATTAGTGCTTATCCGAAACTCAGTAACGACAAAACTATTGATGCATTAGAAAAAGGACAAATTGTCTTTACAACTAAGCGGAATGAAGCGGTAGTCATTGAACAGGATATTAATTCATTAACTAAGATTACTGCTGAAAAGCCAGTATTCTTTAGCAAAAATCGTGTGGTTAGAACAATGGATACGATTGTTACTAGAATCAAACGTACGTTTGAAGAAATGTTTATTGGCAAAATTACGAACAATTTAACTGGTCGTGATTTGTTCAAAGCTAATATCGTAAGTTATTTACAAAGCCTATCAGATAACGGGATAATTAACGGCTTTGATACCAATGATATTGCTGTTGAAGCAGGGGATGAGCGTGATTCTATTTTAGTTAATCTAGCAATCACTCCATTGGATTCGATGGAGAAACTTTATATGACAATGGTAGTTCAATAATTAGGAGGTAAAAATAAATGGCAGATGAAACAGTAAGTACAGTAGGCAGTTTTTTAAATGGCCGAGATACAATTTCAACCAAAGATGCGAAAGTATATATCACTATTAATGGCAATGTTATTCCATTGATTGAATGTAATGAATTTTCAGCAAAACTCGAAAAAAATAAAGAGGACGTGCAGACGCTTGGCAGTCGTTGGAAACATAAAAAGGTCACATCTGTGGAAGGTACGGGTTCAATTGGGGGCTATTTAATTAGTTCCAATTGGACAAAATATGCTTTGCCTTATGTTCAAGGCGGGAAAGACCTTTACTTTGAGATTACTTTTACGATTAACGACCCAACTAGTCAGGCTGGTACTCAGACAATCCACTTAGGAGAAGTTAACCTTAACGATATTCCGCTGGCAGACTTTAAAGCTGATGATGGGGTTATGCAATGGAAGACAGACTTTACTTTTGAACAGATTAACTTGGTAACACCGTTCACTGGGTTTGATTTATAAGGAGAAATAATAAATGACTATCAAAAAAGAATATAATGTTAACGATTTTTTAGCTGAAAATGTAAAGCAAGAGCGTCTGACAAAAGAAATCAAAATTACAGGCTATAAGGAGCCCTTTGTAATTCAGAGCATTACTTCTGAAGAATTCGATCAATTGCAGAAGCAAGCGACTTCTAGAATGATTAGCAAGAAGACTTATCAAGAAGTTGAAAAGTCAGACAGTAACAAGTTTACTGACCTACTAATCGAAAAGTCTGTTGTAGTACCTAATCTACATGACGAGAAACTACAAAGAAGCTGGGGCTGTATCGCCGAACCAGCTAAAATGTTGCGGAAAATGATTGCTAAGGCGGGAGAATACGGCGACTTATTAGAAGCTATTTCGGAAATTTCTGGCTTTGATGCGGATAAATTAAGCAATTTTGTGGAAATAGCAAAAAACTAATTGAGTCCAATCGGGACTTCAATTATTGCTATTACTGCATTAACGAATATCATTGGACACCTAGCCAATATGGCAATTTAACACTAAGAGAAAAAGCAATGGTACAGGCTACAATTGACTTACGTGTTGAAGCCGAAGAAAAGCAACAAAAAGAAGCAGAACGTGAGGCTAGAAGATATAAATAGAAAGGAGGTAAAAAATGGCTACAATTAGTGGGACTCTTAGGATTAATGATGCTTTTAGTAATGTACTAAATAGATTTAATTCGGGAATGCAGCGTAGTATGTCCGCTGCTAACAGGCTTAAAGCAGAAATGAACAAAGGCTCTACCGGTATTGAGAGAATGGGTCACAGTGCCAATACAGCCAATATAGGGCTTAAGCAATTAATTGCTGGTTCAGCAATCGGCGGTATGATTAGTTCGGCAATGGGTGCTGCTGGCAATGGTGTTCGTGCTTTTGTAGGTGAATTAAATGATTCAACAGTAGCTTGGTCAACATTTGAAGGTAATATGCACCAGATTGGTAAGAGTCCGGCACAAATTTATGCCGCTAAAAATTCGTTGCAGAAGTTTGCCCAAGATACCATCTATTCCTCATCTGACATGGCACAGACGTATAGTCAGTTAGCAGCTGTTGGAACAAAAAACACCACGGCTTTAGTTAAAGGCTTTGGTGGATTGGCTGCAGCTGCTACTGATCCAAAACAAGCTATGAAAACGTTGTCTGAGCAGGCTACCCAGATGGCGGCTAAGCCAATGGTTCAATGGCAGGACTTCAAGTTAATGCTAGAACAAACGCCAGCAGGTATGGCAGCAGTCGGCAAAACAATGGGTATGAATACTAAGGAATTAGTTAAGGCTGTCCAAGATGGTAAGGTTAAAACGGAAGACTTCCTTAACGCAATTGCCAAAACTGGTACTAACGCTAACTTTAGTAAAATGGCCACACAATACAAAACTATTGGTCAAGCATTGGACGGATTAAAAGAGACGCTAGCCAACAAGGTTCAGCCGCAATTCAAAAAGTTAAGTGAGATTGGTATTAAGGTAATCAGTAGCATTACTGATAAATTGGGGAAGGTAAACTTTGCCAATTTTGCCGATAAGATAATTGACGGAATCAATCGTATAAAAACAGCTGGTAGTGCCTTTATTAAAGGCTTTACTAGCCAATTCAGCAAAAATCAATTTGTTGATATAATTCGAGATATTGGAGATAGCATAAGGACGCTGTTTAGTAGCTTGTCTAATAATCAAGGTCTGAAAGGGCTGCTTAATAGCATTGGCCAAGGCGTTGGAAGGTTTGCATTAACCATGGCTTCTGGGATTGCCAACGTTGTGCAGGCGATATCAAAAATTAATCCTAGCGCACTAAAAATGTTAGCAACTGCGTTTGTAGCATTAAAACTTGGCGTTAATGGCCTTAAGCTTGCCGCAATAGCAGCAGGTTTGAAAATAATTGGCTCGTTAGATCCAGGTCAACTGCAGCACGTTGCAACTGCTGTCACTGCACTAGCAACCGCCTTTGTTGCAATGAAAGGTATTGGTGCTATAGCTGGTGTGTTTGGAAAAATTACTAGTGGAATCAGTAGCTTTTCGAACAATTTTGTTTCAATAATTTCAACACTAATGACTTTGCCCACAAAAATTGCTCAAATTGGTAGCATGATAGGGGGGGCCTTTTCTGTAATCACGGGGCCTGTTGCTCTTGTGATTGCAGGAGTGACTGCTTTAATTATTGGAGCTGTCTATGCTTGGCAGACCAATCTTTTTAATTTTAGAAACACAATGTCTAATTTGTTTAGCAATATCGGGACAATATTTGCACCACTAAGTAGTGCATTTAGTAATTTGGGTGAAGCACTTGCACCAGCGAGTGGAGTTTTATCAGCAATAGGTAAAGCATTAGGTACTATTAGTATTGGAGCTATTTACGGCATTGCTATTGGCATTGGTGCGCTTACAGATGCGCTGACAAGCATTATAAGCACAGCTTCAGCATTTGTTTATTCATTAAGGGCAGCTGGAGATAGTGTTAAAGCATTTGGTTCTGCCATTAACGATATTAAAAACGGCGATTTTAGTTTTAGCGGGATGCGTAAGGCTTTTAGCGACGCAGGTAATGATATTGGTCATATGTTCGATTCTTTAAATCGCGCGCACGAATTCAAAGCAACGGGTGCTGTGATTAGTTCACTTAAGGGAATCGATGCTCAAGCTAAAACAACTAAATCTAGTTTAGACAGTATTAAGATGCCAAATATAGCTGCTCAAAATAGTAAGATAAACGGTTTAAATAATATAGATTTAAATAAACAATTAGCTAATAAAAAAATAAAAATTGGTTATCAATTTGACACTAATCCAAATGCAAAAATTGAAAAGCAGCTAGCATCTAAGCCACTAAAGGCAAAAATTAATAGCACAACAGTAGGCGATCCCGTTAATAAACTTCAGCAAAGCATTAGTAAGAACCCGCTTAAAGCCAAGGTTAAAACCGATACTAGTTCAGCTGGAATTGCCCAAAAGAAGATGCAGTCTCAAATAGGTTCTAAGCCAATTAAAGTTAAAGTTGCTAAGCCTAAGGTACCCACACCTAAGACGCCCAAGATTAAGACCATGCATGTAAAGGTCGCTAAGCCTAAAGTTCCCCAACCTACAATGCCTAAGTCTAAAACCTTGCATATTAAGGTTGTCAAACCTAAGGTGCCACAGCCAACTATGCCTAAAGTCAAAACAATCCATGTTAAAGTAGCACGACCAAAAGTGCCGACTCCAATAATGCCTACAGTTAGACCGATTCCGGGTCCTAGAATGGGCAGAGCAAAAACTGCTGAATTTTTAGCAAGCATTCAATCCGCGATTAGTCGAGCGGCTGCAATAGCTCAAGCAGGAGCTGGTCCGATGTTTAGCGCAGGAGCAATGATTGGACAAGGATTAGCAGCTGGAATGCGGTCAGCAGTAGGCGAAGTTGCAGCCGCCGCTGATGCATTAGTTGCCCAGGCAGATCGTGCCGCACGGGCTAAAGCGAAAATTCACTCACCGTCAAGGCTTTTTGCTGAAATAGGTGGTTATCTCGGTAAGGGTATGGCTATTGGGATGAACAGTACACAAGGCTTAATAGCAAGCGCTAGTGACGCCATGATTGCTACTGCAACACCTGATACGGTTGGCGCTAACTATGATGGCAGTGTTAATCAATCTGGCAGACCTAGTGGTCTTACCAATGCAAGATTTGGCGGAAACAGTACAAGCAATGACAACCGCTCATCGACAATCACAATCGAGAGTGGTGCCATTCAAATTAATAGTTCGGGTAGTGCCGAGTATGATGCTGATACGCTTTTAGCAGCGTTAGAAAATAAGATTATTGCTCAACAAGAGAAATCTTTGGGCTAAGAGATAGAGGGTGATAAATAATGGATGGGTTTGGCGTTTTTTTGACAAACTATAAAAGTAACAAAACTATCCAATTGCCGGTTAACCCGGCTGAGTTAAAGCTCAAATATGAGGGAGATGACCAGAGTCAAACGGTCGTCAATCTTGGTGAGATTAATCGGCTGGGTAATCTAAAATTGGTAGATATAACAATCGAAAGTACGCTTCCACTAAATGAGACTACTTATATAGCTGTAGATGAGCTTCAAGAACCAGAGTACTATATTGATTTCATTAAAAAAATCCAAAAAGCTAAAGGACATATGCAGGTTGTTGTGGCTAATACAAAAATCAGTCTGCCAATGACAGTAGAAAGCTTTGAATATGGCTTTGAAGATGGCTACGATGAAGAGTACAAGTATACACTGGAGTTGAAACAGTATCGCGAGTTTAAAGCAATTAAAGTTTCTACTTCTAAAAATAAAAAGAAGAAAAAATCCAAAAAAGGTAAAGAGCGGATTTCACCGCCAAAAAAATTTGGAGTTGGCTCAAGTGTTGTAGTTAGTGGCAGGTTGTATATGGACTCAAATGGCAATGGCCCTGGGGGTTACGAAAAAAATTCTAAGAGGACTGTGATTAACATTGCCACTGGTCATAAGTTCCCAATATGCGTTGGCATAAATGGTTCTGCACGTGGCTGGGTCAGAAAAAGTGATGTGAAAAAAGCATGACAGTTACAACTTTTAAACTTAAGCGCCGTAGTAATATGTATCGTAAATCTAAAAGTAATGGCAAAGGTACTACGTATGATTTGAGGCAAGTAGTGACCAATATTAAATGGTCTACTGACTTGAATTTTAGTGCTGGCGAATTAACATTTGACTTGATTCAGAATGCTCATCAAATTATTCCTTATACGGGCGACATTATTACCTTCAGGTGGGACCACCACAAGATTTTTTATGGCTATGTTTTTAAATACGAGGTTAAAGAAGACAATACAGTGAGCGTAACGTGCTATGACAAATCAAGGTATCTCAAGAATCAGGATTCAATTGTTTGGCAATCCGGAACAATTGCTGACCGGTTCAACAATGTATGCAAGCGAGCTGGCATTAAGCATAAAGTGGTTGATAAGCCTACTCATAAGGTTTCGGCTGAAGTATGTGATGGTAAGACTTACTTTGATATGGTGAAGAGTGCGATTGTCAAAACTAGGATAGCCACCAAGCATATGTACTACATATACTGTAATTATGATGTGGTGGAGTTACGCAGAGCACCATATAAGAAGTTAAAAATAATAATTGGTAGTAAGTCGGCAATGACCGGCTTTTCTTATGCCGTTGATATTAATAATACGGCAAATGTGGTCAAAGTAATTCAGAAAGATACCAAGAAATCACAAGCGAAATCATCTACTGCCAAACAAGACGATCCTAAGCGGACTAGTTTCAAGTCGGCCAGTGCTGCAGGTAAATCGTCTGAACAGTGGGGCAAATTGCAAGAAACAATTAATAAAAAAAATAAAGCTAATCATGCGCAGATGGTCAAGCAAGCTAAAGATGAGCTACGCAAGAAAAATAGAGCTAACAAGGAGTTAACAATTGACTGTATCGGGCATATTGATTTAGTAGCCGGTAACGCAGTTACGATTAAAATTAATGACCTTGGGAAAACTCTGAAAAACTGTCCAATTCTAAAGGCAGAACATAATTTTGGTACTGATTATAATTGTCATTTAACAATGAAAGTAGGTGCAGAATGGCTGGGGAGCTCTTAATCAAGATGCTAAAGGAGCGTGGTGGTAAAGATAGTGAATATTCTGATGTGGTTTATGGGGTTGTGAACTCAATTAAGCCTTTAAAAGTACAATTAGCTAACAACATAGTAATTGATGATAACTTTATAGTTCTAGGCAAGCATATTGGCAAGTTTAAACTGCCAGGCAAAGCAAAAATTGAAGTTAAATCCCACAGTGATCAGATTGGGAATGTATCGGGAAATCGTCCAACAGTCAGTGAAGATATTACCTTTAAAGAAATGGAATTCGACAATAGCCTTAAAAAAGGTGACAAGGTCACGATGATACGCATGGACGGTGGTCAGCAGTTTTACTTGTTTGAGCGAGAGGAGGCATAGTCATGGATAACGAAGACAACATTGTAGTCACTGATGACGATAATGAAGTTGATGATGCAGAATTGGACGATGAAGATATCGATACAGATGATGACGATGACGAATCATTCGAAGATGAACCAACCTTAACTTTTAAAATCGAAAATGGTCGTATTCGTGGCAAGATTGACGAACAAAAAGCTATGATTCAAGCCGTTGATAAAATCCTGCAAACAGAGCGTCTAGTTTTTCCCATCTATTCAGACCAGTATGGTAACGATTTTAACGATTTAATTGGAAAGGATATGGGTTATGCTAAAGTTGAAGTTGAACGTATGCTGAAAGAGGCACTATTAGCGGACGATCGAGTTACTGATGTTCAAGTTGATGAAATAGAACAAATTAGTCGTGATACTTTGCAAGTCAAAGGAATATGCATAACAGCTTTTGGTGATATTAATATAGACAGTGAGGTGAGTCTTGATGAACCCTGATGAATTAGCGGCTAGTTATATGGCTGAAGATTTTGATTATTGGTTAAATCTAATGCTAGATAGTGTGCCAGATGACATTGACCAACGTGAAGGCTCAATAGTATATGATGCACTAGCGCCAGCCGCAATGGTAATGGCACAACAGTCACTAGACAGAGCTAACATTATTAAACAGACATATATCAAGACTGCGCAAGGACAGTTCTTAGATTATCGAGCAGCTGAACATGGAACTGCTCGCTATGCCGCTACACAGACAGAAGTTAAAGCTAAGTTTTTAGATTCAGATGGTAATCCGATTAATAACGTACAAATAGGCGATAAATTTGCCAGCATTGGTGAAACGCCTATTTTTTATACCGTACAAAAGGTTAACGATGATTTTACGGCTGAAATGACCGCTGACGAGCCCGGTACGAGGGCTAACTCTTACATAGGTCAAGTTATGCCTGTAACGTCTAACGATTCATTAAACTGGGCAGAAATAACCGAGATAGTGGCTCCTGCAAGGGATGAAGAAACAGATGACCACTTGCGTGACCGATTGCTACGATCAGATGATTGGATAGCTTACGGGGGCAATGTTACCGACTATCTAGCTATGCTTTCTAAGATTAAAGAGGTAGGAGCTGGTCAGGTTTATCCCGTCTGGAATGGTGCAGGAACAGTTAAGTTGGTAATTGTTGACAATAATCTAATGCCTGCTAGTGCCGACTTAGTTAAAAAGGTTAAAAATATCATTGACCCTGCTGACAGCGAGGGTAATGGCTATGGTATAGCACCAATCGACCATCAAGTAACTGTTGTAGCACCTACACCTTTTACGGTTAACATTTCAGCAACTATAAATATTGACGGCAATCATGGTGTAGATATTGTTAAAGCCAACATTAAGACGGCAATTGAAGCCTACTTTAAGTTACTAAGACAGACTTGGAATAGGGCTGACCCCACAATAGGTCGTGGTTATGCGCAAACAATCTATCGCTCTAAGGTATTGTCACAAATTATGATGACTGAAGGCGTGGTTAACGCGTCGGTGCCAAAATTAAACAATGCTGATAACGATATAGTTTTGACCTTTAATAACCAGACTTCACAATTACCAGTATTAGGAGAGGTGGTGCTAGATGGCTAACAATCTAATGGATTACTTACCAGATTACTATGATGGCGTCTATGAGATGGAAGCAATCATGTATGCTCAAGGGGGTGTGCTGGATAGAGCTGAGAGTGAGCAGTTAAGACTACTTTTAAATCAGTTTGTAACGCAAACAGACGCTAAAGGGATAGCCGTTTTTGAAGACCAAGTTGGTATTAAGCCAGCATCAGGTGATACTTTACAAATGCGGCAGAACAAGGTACTAATGCGCTTGTTACCGCCTAGACCAATCACAATTAGGTACATGCGAGAGCTGTTTGTAACATTGAAGATACCTGCCACTATAAGGGTTGACTGTCCCAAAAGGGATGCAATTGTCGAAGCCAAAAGTGCAGAAATTACTAGCAAGCAGATTGATAATGTCAAGTATCTACTCAATATTTATTTGCCAGCTAACATGGTCTATGAAATTAGAGTGGCTTTAAACGAAGTACAAATTACCAATAACATCAAAATTGGGGTTGGTACATGGTCTAGAGCAGATGTAACTGTACAGGCTAATCTTTTACAAATAAAAAATTAAAGGAAGTGATATTTTTGTCAGAATACAATAAAACGATCTTAACCAACCAAGGTCTGGATTTAATGGCCCGTGCGAATAAGGGGACAGCCAGGTTTGCAATTACTAGAGCGGCAACTTCGACTGAACAACTAGCTAATAAGAGTATGGCTGACTTACAGCAACTAACTGAGTTGCCTAGTTTAATGCAATATGGGGTCATAAATAATGTAGCTGATTCAACGCAAGATAAAAGTATTGTTATTGGTACTGAACTACTTTTTAATAATAAAGATTTAGGTAATGGCTATAACATTAATACGATTGGGCTTTTTGCCAAAGAAGATGGACAAGATAAAGAGATACTCTATGCTATTACAACAGCTATTGCGCCTGAGTTTATGCCGGATTATAAAAATAAAGTTCTATTTAAGTTTAGCTTGACAATGTTTGTCGCTGTTGGACGTACAGATAATGTATCGGTGATTGTCGACGACTCGAATTCAGCAACAAAAGCAGATTTGACTAAAGTCAAAAAAGAGTTAGACGGTAAAGTAAATGTTAGTGATGTATACAACAAAACTGAAATCAATGAAAAATTAGATCAAGTTGGAAAGTTGAAAAAGATTAGTGTTAACGGTGGTACGCCCGTTGAACCTGATGCTGGTGGAGTGGCAAATATTGTTTTACCCGATTTAAATCATCCAGATTATACAATTACAACGTCGCCTTTTGACCTAGATCTAGCTATTAACTTGGGTATTTATCGTCTGAACGGTGTCGATTTAACCACATCTAAACGTGTTGATGCTCTTACGGCTTTGCCTTCGACTGCAATTAAAGGAGCTAAAGGGTTTTTGATTCAAAAAAAATACGACGATTATTATAATATGCAAATTTTAGTATTATATGATATGCCCAATAATACAGATATAACGTGGTCTTTTAGATGCATAGGTATAGGAACGAGTGACTATCGTGACACTTTTAAGCGGATAACGACAGATATTGACTACACAACACTACTTAATCAAGTAAATCAAAAAGCTAATACGAATGATGTTTATACAAAATTTCAAACAGATAATCGGCTAAGTCTTAAAGCAAATGCAAGTGATGTTTACACGCAATCACAAATTGACAATAAGTTAGCATCAATATCTGTTGGAGGAGATATTGATGCCATTAATAGGAAATTGGCTGATAAAGCAAATGCAGGTGACGTATACAGCAAATCGCAAGCAGATAGCAAATTTGGTGGCGTTAAAAAAGTAAATGGTAAGAGCCCTACAAACGGCAATATATCAGTGCCTATGTATGCTCCTAATCTTTTAAAAGGTACTAGCGAGCAAACAAAAAATATACCACCTAACGCGTCAACTGATGTTATCCATCTTACGACTGATGCCAACACTAAGTATACAGTCGCCGTTGATATTGACTACACTGCTTTTTCAAGTGGTTCAGCAGGGGCAAAATTGCAGGTTAATAATGGTGGCGGTTTAGTAGACAGTACTATTGTCACAGCAGGCTCAAAAGAACGGGTAAGCGTAACCTTTACGACACCTGATAGTTGCTACTGGGTAACAATTCTACTCACTAGCAACTCTAGTTACACGGGAAAATATGGATGCCTTAAAGCAAGTAAGTGGCAAGACACGGATATACCGCCAGATATGACTTGGGTGCCAGCAATTGAGGATTACAGAGCAGATTTAGCCACACTATCAGGGAAGATAGACGAGCTTAAAAATCGAGAAACTTATCACTTATCTTCAGATTTAAGTAGCGGACTAGCCTACTCAAATAGCCACCCTAATGTATTTGTCGGTACACCATAAGGAGGGAAATTAATGGATTTAACAAATGTAAATAATCTGTTTATCAACGGACATAGGTTTGTGGCTGGGGACTTGGTGGGCAAAAAAGTAAAAATTGTAAAAAATTGGGATATAAGTCAGAACGGGGTTCTTTTTGATGGCTCCTATTACTATAATAACTTGGGTGGAGCAGTCACTATTAGTCCAGGCACATTGGGATATGTGATTGGAATGACATATGGCAACTGCTATTACATTTTTAACGCCTCATCAAAATACTCGCCCGGAACATGGATATCTAAAGACTATGTAGAAATTATAGATTAGGATACGAGAAATTACGAAATCGACTAAAGGAGAAAAAAATAATGGATTTAGCAGAAAAAACAGCAGAATTACAAAAAGAGATTAACGAAAATTCAATGTGGAAGCAGATAGGGTATATATCCAATAGTGACACAGATTGTGAACCCATATTACTGGTTGAAAAGCATGACATTACAACCTATCCGATTGTAATCGAGGCACCAACTGGATTAAAGTCCCCTAAGTATGATTGGACAGCTCACTCATGGATTGAAAATGACCCCAATAGTCAAGGTGCGCAAATAACAGCACTAAAAGAGCAACTGGCTACAGCAAAGCAAACTATTATAGCCGTACAAGAGCAACAAACAACAGTGTCCAAAGAAACTAATGGTGCATTAGACAAAATCCAACAGACCCAAGAAAAGCAAGCGGAAGCCACAGCACAATTACTACAAATGTTAGCACCAATGTTAGCTGGTAAGCCTAATATGCCTAGCGTGCCTAATGTACCTACACCACCAACGCCAGATAAAAATGCAACTAATACAAACACTACTACAGGAGGTGCTAAATAATGGATATGCATGAAATAATGGTCAATCTTGTCAAGTTTTATTACAGTTTTGGTTGCTATACCAATAATGACGTTGCCTATTTTGTAAAATGCAATTCAATAAATACAACCGATTACAAAGAGATAACAGGACAGGATTATCCAATCAATCAAACTGTATAAAAAAACAAAAAAGAAAGAGTGATAATGGCAAGTGACACATTTTATTAATTTAGATTGGGAGTACGTTTTTGATTTTTTGGCTTCTGTCGGTTTTTTTGGCTGGATTGCCCAGTTAATAAAAACCTATTATGCCAACCATAAACAAAGAAAAAAATTGGAAGACCAGCTTCCCTCAATTATTCAATCAATCAAAGAAATACAAGGAGTTGTAGACTCTTTGAAAACGGGAGAAATTGAAGCCCTGCATTCTGATTTAGATGAACTAGCCCACCAGATAGAAAAACAGGGCTATCAAACTGAACAACAATGCAACCGATTAAACCAGATATATAACACCTATCACACACTAGGTGGTAATGGTTCTGGAACTAAGCTCTATGAACAGGTTTCAAAACTACCTATTAAAAACAAGGAGAATTAAAACATGACAAAATTAATCTTTGACTCTGTTTACGCAGGGTTATTTTTATTGGCAATTTTAGTGGGTTTTTACAGTAGTAAGCATGCAACTAAAAACAAGGCATTGTTATTTATAGAAGACTTAGCTGCAGCCTTTGTTAGACAAGCTGAAACCACTGACTTAGACGGACAAACAAAAATGGATAATGTTATTTCAGGTGTTGAAGATGCCTTAGTGAGTCATGGTATAAAAGTGGATGCCACACTTGAAGCTGTAATCAGAGCGTTTGCTGAAAAAGAAGTAGCAAAGATGAATACAGAAAAAAAGGAGGATGCCAAAGTTGAAGATAAACAACAAGTACAATCTGGCAAGTAATGAGGGCAGCTCACAGTTAGCTACACCACGCTTTATTATTGCTCACTCTACCGCTACACCAAATGGCGAGGCTTGGGCGATTGCACGCAACATGAAAAATGGTATCAATGTAAGCCAGACGTATGTGCATTTTGTCATTGACGACCACTCAATTTATCAAGTTGGCGAGTTGGGTTATGTGGCTTGGGGAGCAGGTAGTCCTGCCAATAGTTTGGCTCCTGTACAAATTGAATTATGTGAGTTCAGTAATCATAGACGGGCAATGAAAGCCTACAAACACTATGTAAATTGGCTCAGATGGTCAGCTAAAAAGTATGGCATACCACTAGCCTTGGACACTGGGTCATATCGTGGAATCAAAACACACTCATGGCTTGTGCAGCATGGGTATTCTGATACAGACCACACCGACCCGTGGCAATATCTGCCTAAAATTGGCGTATCAAAAGCCAAGTTTGCTAAAGACCTACAAAAAGGATTCAGCGGTGCCAATATTGCACTAACTAAATAGTTGGGGAAAAACTCATGGCGAAGTATAATTATGACTTTGATACAATGGTTAAAAAAATGAGGGAAATTTGGACTCCAGAAGATTTCCTAAGAGCTACAGAAAAGTTAATGTATGCAGGTTACATTAACTATGAACAAACTTCCAATAAGAGCAGGTAAGTATAAAATGATTAGTGACACAAAGTAAAAATAATTTTATGAAATTTACAAATAGTGTTACTTAGTCAAAATGTGTACATCAGTCAAGCAATGTGTATCTTTTTACCAAAACGATATATTTTGTCAAGTTTCAACAAATAAATAAGACACTCAGATTAATTTCTGGGTGGCTTTTTTGTAAAATATGAAATAAGCACTCTGGGAGTAATTCCTGGAGTGCTTATTTTTGTGCAAAAAATATAAATTAATTATCAAATATTGTTGACAATATACGCATAAGCGTGTATTATATAATATGTAAGGAGGTGATGAAATGAAGAAGAAAAAGAAGTCAAAGAAAAAAGCTACAAACCTAGAATTTCGCTTCAAAATCAATCTAGGAATTGTAGCATTCGAGATTACCATTAAAAAGTAATCAAGAACAAGTGGGGGAATAAAATCCCCTGCTTGTTGTATCTAAAATTAATTATAATTAGTAAGAGGAATAAAAGCAATGAAAATTTATAAATATCATTTTCACAAAGGCAACACAACTATTAATGCTAAAGTTGATTTAAGACCTAAAACACTTTTATTAACAGGATTAATTGCATTAATAGCAATAGGAGCAGTAAGATGGCTGATAACAAAGTAAGTGAAGCACAAAGAAAAGCAAACAAAAAGTGGGACGAAAAAAACAAAGAAAGAAAATCATATATAAATAAACGGTCTACAGCTAAAAGCTTTATTCTTAATTTAGCTACAAAAGAAGACTTAGAAAATATTTTAGAATATGTTGAACAACGTAGAACTGAGATAAAAAATGTAGATAAGTAA